GCGTGTTGGATTGATTCGGATTGATACTAAGTGGTCACCTGATTTGCGTGAGCGACCTGGCGTGAAAGAAATGGAAGGTCTTACCGGACTCCAACCGGTTGGGCCGTATTGTCCTAAGCCTGACAGCGGTGGTTCAACTGGAACTGCATTAGCTACTTGTTTTGCGAATGGGCCAATGGAAGCGCGTAGGTCTTTACGAAGCTCTTTGACTAGATTCTTGTCTAGTGCTTTTAGCTCTTTCACAGCCTCACGAATGTTATTCGCTTCAATCTTCGGTGTAATCATTCGCGCTCCTCAATACAAGTTTACCGCTTACCCTGTTGCCTACTTGCTTTGAACTCTAAGTACTTGCTCATAGTCCAGAACATACGAGGGTCTAGCTGCATTATGTCGAGCGGGCTGATACCTGTTTCACAAGCCATCCAAGCTATACGCCAGTGATAGCTATCGTCACCTAACCCTTTGAAGCTTTTGGGTCTTCGCCCTCAACGCTTTCAATGGTTTCTAACCATGCCTCAAAGTCGAGACTAGATTGCTTGGTGCGTGATTCAACGTGCCATGCCAAGTAGTACAGGTATGTCATTTTGAACTCAGTGCTTAGCCGAGCAATACTAATCTCAAACTTTGATTCAAATGCAACAATGTCAGCAGGGGTTGTGCTTACGCTCTTGGTAGATCCATCGGCGTAATTTACAAGTAGGTTGGTTTGCATTGTTTATCCTTATGCTTCTGCGCGAGTCACTGGGCCACTTACAGGCCAGCTAACTGAAAGGGTAGCTAGGTCGCCCACGTTAGATGCGAATGGCTGGTACTGAGTAACTAGCGCACTGCAGCTGTACGTTGGGTTGGTTGCAGATACTGCACCGCTGGTTGGTGTAATGGTGACGGCTACGGTCTGTCCCAATAGTGGGAATAGGGTAGCGTCGATTGAGCTTGCACCAAAGTCCTGGTGAAAGTCAAGGCTTAGTGAGGCATCCTGTAGTCCACCGATACGGGTTCTAGCGGTGTCACCGAATGCGGTTGTGTCCTGCTCCTCGACAGAGATGTCTAGGGTTACAGCGGCAAGGCTTGAGCTAAAGTCAGTCCCGCCGATTTCAATTGTGTAGTCTGTAGCGACAAACTTTGCCACGTTGTTCTCCTTAGTTAGCGTAAACAGTCACGACGAAATCCGCCGCTAGGTATGTTGCGTCACCTAATAATACCGCACCGATGTTAGTCATGTCTGTGACACGAACGTCGTATGCGTTACCACCAAGTGTTTTATCTGATTGCACTGCCAGCTTTATTGAGTTGGCTCCAGTCGATGAAGCGTACCCGTCTAGTGCTCGCTGTGCGCCTCGCTCGTCAACTCTGCCGACAATTACCGAGATCAGGAAGTTATAGGTTGTTAGCCCTTGCTGGAACGCCCCGTCGTAATTTACCGACTGGAGCTGAACCACCGCTTGCGGCGGGTTAGGGTTATCTGGTATCTCCGCTGAAGTGCGAAGCCCAGAAATCGTGCCGATGTTGGTTGCTAGTGCATCCCTGATTGCGGTGATGCTCATGCGTATCGAATCTTCTTGTAAGGCATAATCATTGCCTCAACGTCAGGGTCAAGTCTGCCGACGCGAATCACGCCGATGTCACCGAAGCCAGCGACACCTAGCGGTGAGTCGTTGCGCTTGAAAATGCGTGAGCCAAGTATCACCGTTGCCTGGGTGATGGCGGTTGGTACTGAGCTGAAGCCAAAGGTTCCGACAACCTGTACCGTTGCTTCGCCACCGCTGACTGGGAAAGTGTAATCTCCGACTGCCCTGATCTGGTTAGCCGGTACCTCAATGCCTCCAGCCAATCCGTTCAGTGGCTCTAGCTGGTAGTCGGTTGATGTCCATGTTTCGTCAAAGGTTCCGTCAGCAGCGGTTGATGTCTTTAGCGTGGTCAGGCTGACCAAGTCGTCAATCTCTGTTACGAAAGAATCCCGCGGTGTATAAATGCGGGTCGCTGAGGTCTGAAAGAATTGGCGCTCCGTTGCGCTGTCAATCTCACGCGATGCAGCTTCTACGGCAAGCTCTAGCAGCGTGTCGTCAACTGTGTCTGTGATACCTGCTGAAGCTTTGATCTGCTCTAGGGTGCAGTAGCCGTTTGTGATTGCCATGTCTCTATTCTACTAGAGTGCCTAACACATAAAGAAAGGCCCCCCGCCAACCTACAAGCGAGGAGCCTTTCAGCTTAGTGCCGGTGCTTAGGAAGCAGCACCGGTGAACTTCACAACCTCAGAGGAGTGAGTCAAGTCACCGTCAAGACGGATCAAGAATCTCCAAGTGGTTAGGTCGGTGTTGAATGCGTAGTCGGTTGAGCTTGCAACCTGTAGACCACCAGCAACGCGAACCTTGTAGCTGTCAATCGAGCCGAACAGAACTGAGTCTGCGTCAACTGCGATGTCAGCTACGTGTGGGTTCTCAACTACTGAGAAGCCAGCGAAGGTGTCAGGGTATCCAACGCCAACCTGGTATAGGTAGTTTCCAGCGGTGTCCTTTAGCTTGCGCATTGCACCAATGGTCTGACCGTTTGCCATGAAGCCAGCAGATGCCTTGCGACGAGTCGCTCCGTCTACTGAGTAGGCTAGGTCGATTAGGTTGTCAGCGGTGAATCCACCGTCAACACCAGTTCCACCAGTTACACCAGCGCCAGCAGCGGTAGCGATACCGTTTGGCTGTGATGATCCAGTGCCGGTGGTTAGAGCAGCGTTCACTGCGTAACCGATAGCGTTACCAGCCTGGTTAGCTAGGTGAGAAGCTAGGTCGAAGCCTGCGTCTGTTACTAGCTCGTTTGCAGCCTGGATTAGGAAGCCATACTTGTAAGCGCCAAGGGTGATGCTTGAGTATGTTGGGTCGCTTGCAGAGATGGTTCCAGCAGCAGCGGTTAGAGCTGCGGTGCTGTATGCACCTAGTGTTGGGATGGTTAGGTCTTCACCTGAAGTGGTGTTGATTACATCCGATACCTCTAGCATTGGGCCAGCTAGACGAGCGATGTCGAATACCTCGTCGTAGAAGGTCTTTGGTACGGTGTTGGTGGTTGGTGAAAGCGTACGGCGTGCGAACTCGTGTGAGCGCTCCTCGCCAGTTGCTACTGCACGAAGAATCTCGCTTGCAGAACGCTCCTCTGATACTGAAGGAATGAATCCCTTTGCAGCAGCAGATGCTTCTACCTTGCGCTCCTCGTTGCGCTGTGCGACGTTGATGGTTTCATCAGCCTTCGCAATGTCAGCCTCGATAGCGTTGATTTTGTTTACTTCAGCAGCGTCAAGTCCGCGACCCTCTGATTCAGCGAAGTCAATGACTTCACGAACCTGCATGATGAGGTTGTTGCGGAGTTCCTGCTGAGATTTCATGAACTCAGACATTTAGTCTCCTTGTTAGTTATTTGACAGGGATACAGCGGCGTTGACGCTCAACTGATTACGGCGGAGCTGACTCACAACCGATGCTTCTAGTTTATAGCAAGTGGTGCTATTGCTTTTTTGACAAGGGCTAGTTGACTTATTAAGGATCCTTAAAGAAACCCCGCACTCAACAGTCGGGGGCTGAATGCGGGGCGGGTCTTTATAGCTTATACGTTAAGCAGTTCCTCAATCTCATACCAGCGCTCGTAGGCGTATTTCTTATTGCCTGAGTCGCCTGCATCAAAGTATTCCTCAACTTGTTCGTTGTTGATTGTTCCAACAATCATGTACTCCATGTTGTATCTGCCATCGTAGTCCTTGACGTTTCTATACGCTATGGTCACATCACTGCCTTCGATTTGTATGGTTTCTAGCCCTGTCCAGTTTCTCATTGTGTTTCCTTCCTGAATCGTTTTTTACAGTATGCCCAATTCAACATCACAAAGCAAAAATCTAAGGTTACGGTTTGGTAACAAGAAACCCCCTGGCGAAAGCAGACCAGGGGGAAGAATCTTGTTGCTTGGCGACCCAGATAGGAAAGGGAGACTACCTGATTTCAGTCGGCTTGGTTACACGTGATTCTTTTTTTAGCGCAGATAGTGAAGCGCCATCGACAGCCTCGGACTTTGACCGAGGAGCTTCGTCTAGCTCAACGATGGCTTCAGCCCATGCGTCGGCTAGTGACTTGATTGCACCGCTGGAAGGGTTGCCGGCGATGTCTAGGATTGTCTTTTTGATTTGCTCTTTGCTGGCCATTAGATGCCTTTCATGAGAAGCTCTAGCTTCTTCTTCTTGAGTTCGAGCATTGAAACGTCGCCTGTAACTTCTGGCTCTGATTCTACTGCCTCTGGTTCTGGAGCTAGTGTGTTGATTACTCGCGACAGCATTTCCTGCTCATCGCTTGTGATGTTTAGCCCATCTTCAATCTTTAGTAGTGCGTCAGCCAAAGCGTCAGCGTTTACCTCTGCACGCTCTGCTGTCTTTTCATACTTTCGCACCGATACGGTTCCGGCGGTTGCGGTGTAGGCAGGCCATGCAACTACGCTGACCTCGTGAAGCCTAACGCTCTTTAGCGTGCGCTCTGATCCGTCTGCGCTCCAGGTGTCGCCACCTTGTGGAACTGAGAAGCCAAAGCTCATAGCGTCAACGTCACCGCGCCTTAGAAGCTCTGCTACGTCGCGACCACGTGAAGTGTTTGGCAGCATACCCTCAACCTTTAGGCCTCGGTCATCTTCGCTTAGGGTTAGTGTGCCTGCTCTGGTTGAACCTAGAATCTCGCCTGAGTCGTGGTTCCATAGGAACTTGATGTCGTTGCGAGCGCGTAGTGATCGCTTGAATGCGCCCCTAGCAATCTTCTCGGTGAACGGTAGTGGTTGTGATGGTGACTCAAATAGTGCGGCGTAACCGCTGAAGTGCATACCGTCGCCTTCTTCCCGAACCTCAAATTCGGTAGTGTTGACGCGCTGTTCAATCTGTGACACTTTGTTGCCTTTCATTCGGCCCTCGTTTTCTTGTTCAATTCTAGCAACTACGCCCTCTGCATAAGTTAGCGCTCGCCTTGCTGATGTCTTTGACGGCCCGCTGCCCCATAGTAAATGAGCAACAACACCGGCGCTTGGGTATCCGTCTGCGCCTGGTTTTGCATCTGCGCTATCAAGGTCGTCTAGGTGACGAGCTATCCACGCACGAAGCCTGATCCACTTATCTTCTGAAACTGTGCCACTTGCCATAGCTCTGGCTTCTCGGATTGTTCTAGGAACCAACCCGTCACCGCCAAGCCCTTCTTCGTAGTACTTGAGTCCCTGTCTTGCGGCAGCTCTCATGTAAGCAGGTGGCGCTAGGTTTACTTGTCTAGTTTCTTCTTGGCTTTCACTGGAGCAGACTTCACAGGCTCCGTCACAATCTTCGCAGGGGTCGGTGTTTCGACCTTCTGTGGCTCTGGCTTCTGCTGCTTCGGTGGATTCGTGTTCTGAGGAATCCCTGTTTTGTGCGGTATAAGTGCCACCTGGCTCTAACCCTTCTGCTAGTGATACTGCAATCATTTGGTCGGTTGCAGATTGTTCTGTTTCATGACAGGCAAGTACTTCGCCATCTTCTTTTACGA